CTCATTACTTTCTCCTGAAGCTTCTGTTTTTGCTTTTGCTAACAACTTTTAAATTGCTTGTGTTGTTGTTCAAGGGATTCCCGTCTTTATGATGTACATCTTTTCCATCGCCTTTTCTAGCCTTTCCTGCTGCAACCATCTTTCTTCTAGCCGCTGTCCTTGCAGACCTGCGCTTTCTTTGCTTGGGCTTGGAATGGTAATTATCATACTCTTTACGATAATTTCTCATTACTTTTTCTTAGCAGCTTTCTTTTTTGCAGGAGCTTTTTTAGCCACAGCTTTTTTAGCAGGAGCTTTTTTGGCTGGAGCTTTCTTCTTGGCAGGGGCTTTTTTCTTTACTTCCCACGCCTCGTTCTTTTTGGTTTTAGGATCGTCTTTGGCAAACGTGCCTTCTTCAGTCCTAGAACGTACCACTTTAAGCTCTTTGTCCATCTCCTTCAGAACACGCTTCGCTTCCGATTCGGTCATCAAGTCAAAGACAACGGTTTCATATGTGCCGTCAGAGTTCTTAATACCAATTTGGTATACAGGTTCTCCCGTGCTCCAGTTTCCGTTTTGAAAAACTTCAAGTTTAGCCATAATTTTTTACCATAGTCATTACAACAAAGTAAGTATCACCACTTGAATGACCCGTAGTTGTAAAAAACACATCACCTGTCTTTCCCGTACCTGCATTATTAGGAATGCCAGAAAAAGACGTAAAGTCAAGCGTATCCGTCCAGTCTGCTGGAAGATTCATAAAATACTGGTCTGTATCAGCATCGAGGGTGATTTTCACCCCCATGCCGATTGTGCTAAAGATAATTGATGTAATTGTTACAGAGCTACATGCCGCCCCTGTTATAGGGTCAGCAGAAAGCGCAGACACATCAACTTTTGCGACATTGCTTTCGCCTGTCCCGTCACTGATATTGGTGAACTTCATCACACAATTTCTGCCACCATCTTCAATGGTTTGCGAAGTTACTGCATCTGCCATCTTCTATCTCCTCTTATTCAAATGGAGTGGCTAATGTGCCATCGCCATGTAGGAATGCTTCACAATGCCAGACCGCTGCAGTGGTAGCCTTGAGGCGAATAATGCCGCCAACCAGCCAGCCTTGAGCAGCCGTTCCAAGGTCGATTGTATCGTCATTGGATGCATCAGGAATAAAGGTGTTGGTGTCACCAGCAGTTGCTGGGTCAAAGATTTGAGCAAAGCCAGAATACAAATCATCTGTATTTCCAGTATTGATCTGACCCGCGCCAGTAAAGGTGGTTCCGACAATAAATGTATATTGTAAGCCAGCAGCCGCAGTAGGTAGGGTTACAACGATACCTGCCGCTCTGTTAAGGGTAAAGACAGCACCTGACTGGGTAGAAGCTACAGTATAAGTAGCATCTGTAATACTAACGATGTTGTCGTAGGAAGAGACATATCCAGTAGTGGTTATGTTGCCACTAGTGTCTATATCTAGGTTGGTAGTCACAGTGCCTGTACTAGACGCTATGCTAATTTGCTCAAACCCGTTTTCTGAACGGACTGGGCCATTGAAAGTCGTATTCGACATTTTGATTACCTCTTTACGAAAGGATTGGTTTTAGCGTCTTCGTAAACGTCCACTGGGTTGGTCGCTAAAACTGGATTTTTCCCAGAAATAAGAAATGTTCCACATGAAACACTTCTAAAGAAATCAAAAAAAAGGGGGGCAAAGCCCCCCACAGGGTTATGATGTGCCGGGAGATCCGTAGATTCCGAGAGGGTCGGACACACCAAAGCTATACCGCTCTCTGGCTTTGTAACGGACGTTACCCGTATCAAAGTCGCCATCCATTGAAGTTTCAAGCGCAGTACGCTCAAAGTGCTTCATTCCGTTAGGAATATCAGTGATAACAAAGAAGGCATTGGTATCAGTCAAATAGTGATTGACTGAGTATCCTTCAGGTATCGCACCATTATTCCTTATGGCGTTGATATCGTTGTCTGCTGATGCAGGACGGCCTTCTGATTCCAGAAGACGGGTCGCAACAAACTGCAACGCGGGCGGAACAACTAGCCGTCTAGGACGAGCTGCAATCAACAAGCCACGCTCATCAGTAAATCCAGCAATATTAATTACTGCATCTTCTAATGAAGTTTCGTTGAGGTCAGCCGCCGTTGAAGGTCGGTTGCTATTCTTTCCACCGCTAACAAGCGGATGGCCGTCACCACCAGTTACACCGTCACCATCAGCAGTAAACAGGTTAACCCCGTCACCTGACTGGTAAGCGTTAGTGAAACCGTTGTTGAGAGGAAACGCCGCTTTAACCTGCTTGGTATACGCCATACCGCGAGCCAAAGCCTTGGTATATCGAGCTGAGAGAGAGTCATAGAGGTTATCCTCCATAGCTTCTTCAGTAATCGAAAATCCCATAGCAATGGTTTCGTGGTTGTAGCGAGCAGTGAACGACTCCTGCGCCGAGTCATAGCTGATGGCAGAACCTTCAGGCTTAACTGGTGCAGCAGCAAAGCCGGATAGCTTCACTTCCTCTTCAAATGAACGCTCCGAAGATTCAGTTTCATAAACCAACGTGTGTTCATCGTCATACTTCTCATATTCCATACCAAATAAAGCATTTAGGCCGGGGAGAAGCTCTTTGAGCATCTGCGCTCTTGAAATAGCCATTTACCTAGCCTCCTTAAATGCCAGTGGTGTTGACATACTGATGACCTACGTTAAATTTAACGATTACGTCAGTATATGCATCACCTACGGTACTTGTAGGGCCGTCAACAAAGTCAATAACCCGAAGTGGTAATGTATTCGTAGTAGCGGCAGTAGAACCATCAACTGCATTTTTACTACGCCCGATTGTTGTTGATCCAGCAGTTTGAACGACGGCACAGTTATTGCCAAGGTTAGTTTGAGCTAACGAGGCATCGCTTTGCATTCTCATTAAAACATTAGGATCATCTAAAACGTAAGCCATAATGTCGGTAGCAACAGTAGATGCTGTCCACATTTGAGAAAACGTCTTTTGACTTGTGCTTGGATCTGTATAAGAACAGCCCATAAACACGCCTACAGTAGTTAAAGCAGTTGTTCCTGTGTCTTTTTCTACTGTTCCTGCACTTGTAATTTTAAGAAAGTCTCCATAAAAAATACTAGTTCCATAGGAATTGGTAATCTTTAAATGGCGAACTTTCCCAGTGAAGGAGCCGCTGGCACTTAATGTACCGATAGGCTCTGCTCCCGAAGGAGTCGCTGAAGTAGCCATATTTCTCTCTCCTAAAGAGTAATGGTTAAACTAATAGAGGCTTCCCTGTTTAAAGTTTAGCCTCTGCCAAAGGTTGTGCGCGTAGTTCGGTCTGGGTTAAGGAGAGGCATACGCGGGTCGTTCTCCTTCATAAAGCTGTTGTCAACAGATTGCATCTGCTGTTCAGCCATCTCTTGGTAGTATTTTTGACGCTTTGCCATTTCCTCTTCAGGAGCTTTGCAAAGCAACAATCCGCCTACTTCGATATTTCCTTCAAATCGAGAGCCAACATCAGACATAACATGAAGCTCTGGATGATCGTCTGCTTTCACAGCAATCCATCCATCTCTGAACTTCTGAGATACATTAGTGTTGTCGGCGTGACCCAGTGTGCTGGTTCTAACCCATCTGAATACCCAGCCATCCTGCGGAGCAGGTGTTGGGAGTACAGATGATGGAACCCATGAATCACTCTTTCTCTCTTCTAGTTTTCGGTCATCCTCAGACCTTGGGGTGCGCTCTTCAGCCATTATCTTAGTTCCTCTTGTATGAGTTGCTTGGCATACTGTTCATTAGTTAACCCTAGACGCTTTGCGAGAGCAACTTGGGTGTGCGTTAACTTCACTTTGCGCGGCCTTGCACCATTACTTCTTGAGGCAGGTGCTACTACCGTCGATGTTCTTCGAGAAGGTGAAGAGGTCTGCACATGGCGACCATCGTCCTCCCCAAAATATTCTGGAAATTTATTTCGCATAGTGCGATCTATTTCCTGAAAATATTCATCAGAATCGGGATCAAATCCCTCATTCCTAACCAGCTTTTCATGCACTCCATAAGCAAGTGCAGTCATATCCTTATGCTCGTCACTGCCAAACCAAGGATTTTCCCTTGCCCAATTAGATGCCTTTTCAGTCGGCTTTGGAGCCGCTTGAGGTTGTGGCTGTGCTTGAACTGCCCGATCTAGTCGATGAGGCTGTTGACCCATTGATTGAACATACTGGTCATACTGCTGCTTGCGCTGATTAAACTGACTTTCATAGGTATTTGCTTCTCTTAACTCTGAAGAGGCATTTAATAATGCGTCTTGAGCTTCAAGAACCTTATCAGTTTCTCCAGATTCGTAAGCTTCTTTATATTGAGCTTTAGCCTGTTCTACTGCCATTGCAGCACGATCCTTTATCTGGGTGACTAACATAGCCTCGCCATTCTGGATTACATGCTGATATTGCTGGTTTTGGTTAGCATATTGCTGCGCTACCCTAACCGCTTCTTCCCGCATCTTTTCAGCAGCTTCACGATGTCTGCGCTCTTCGTGTTGCTCGTACTTGAGCTTGTTGATGCGTTTTTTTACCTTGTCACTGTACCCCTCAAGCTCGTCTTCATCTTCCTGAGAAGAGACTTCTTTCTTTGGGGGTCTTCGATCTTCTGGAGGTCTGTCATCTATTACCTCAAGATCAAGATCAGATTCAACTTCTTCCACCTCATCTGAT